TTAATGGTAACCCGATGGACGTCGAGATGATCAAGAATCAGTTGATGGAGGACTTCAAGAAGGACAAACTCCGCAAATCGATGGAACAAATCGAGCTGATGGCGGAGATTTACGGCACTGGCGTGGGCGAAATCATGGTGTCGATGGAGAAGGAGTACCTCCCAGCGACGCAGCCGATCCCCGGGCAGATGGGGCAGGCGGCCATTGGTGTGCTAGAGAAGCCCCGCGTGTCGGTCAAGTTGGTGCCGGTGAACCCGAAGAACTTCTTGTGGGACCCGAACGGTACCAGCGTCGACGATTGCATGGGCGTAGCGGTCGAGAAGTACGTATCGATCCACAAGGTGGTGCGCAACATCGAGCGCGGCATCTACCGCAAGGTCAACATCACCCCGACCTACGAAGAAACGCAGCTCGAGCCCACGCAAGAGATCAGTCAGTACCAAGATGAGAAGGTCAAGCTGCTGACCTACTACGGTCTGGTGCCGCGTGAGTACCTGACAGGCAACGATGAAGACGTCGTTGAGCTGTTCCCGGAAGATTCGGCGGCAGAAGACTACCAAGACATGGTCGAGGCGATCGTGGTGATCGCCAACGACGGGCTACTGTTGAAGGCGGAAGAGAATCCTTACATGATGAAGGATCGTCCGCTGCTGTCGTACCAGAACGACACGGTGCCGAACCGTCTGCCAGGGCGCGGGACGGTCGAGAAGGCGTACAACTCGCAGAAAGCGATCGATGCCGAGGTGCGCTCGCACCTAGACAATCTGGCGCTGACCTCTTCACCGATGATGGCGATGGATGCAACGCGTCTGCCACGCGGGATGAAGTTTGAAGTGCGGCCGGGCAAGGCGCTACTGACCAACGGCAACCCGAACGAGATTCTGTTCCCGTTCAAGTTTGGTCAAACGAGCAACGACAACCTGGCCACCGCAGCGAAGTTTGAGAACATGCTGCTGCAAGCCACCGGCACGCTTGATTCACAGGGTATGGTGAGTCAAGTTGCACGCGATGGCGGCGGTGCAGGCATGTCGATGGCGGTTGCATCGATCATTAAGAAGTACAAACGCACGCTGGTGAACTTCCAAGAAGACTTCTTGGTGCCGTTCATCAAGAAGGCGGCGTTTAGGTACATGCAGTTTGACCCCGAGCGCTATCCGTCGGTCGATATGAACTTCGTGCCGACCGCAACGCTGGGCATTATCGCGCGCGAGTACGAGCAGGCGCAGTTCATCTCGCTGTTGCAGACCTTGGGGCCGAACACACCGGTGCTGCCGATCATCTTGAAGGGCATTGTGGCCAACAGCTCACTGTCGAACCGCATGGAGTTGATGTCAGCGCTCGATCAGATGTCGCAACCGAACCCAGAACAGCAGCAGATGCAGCAGATGCAGCAGCAACTGGCGGTGCAAGCAGCGCAGGCACAGATTGCGGTCAGTCAGACACAGGCCGAACAGAACCGTGCCGAGGCCACGAAGACGTTGATCGAGGCACGATTGAAGCCCGTCGAGACGGAAGCGAAGATCATGTCGGCCACGACGCAGAACCTGCCGAGTCAACCCGATATCGCGTCAAAAGAGTTCGACAAACGCGTCAAGGTCGCGGAGTTGATGCTGAAAGAGGCCGATATCAAGAACAAAACCAAGATTGTCGAGTTGCAGATGTCCAAAGCACGCGACGGTATAGCTGGGCTTGAGAACCAGTTTCTAGAAGAACTCAAGGAAGGGCTTAAATAATGGACATCGAAAAGGTTTTTGAACTCGACGACGACGATCTGACGTTAAAGAGCGCCACCAACGCGGTCTACGAAGCACGCGAGATGCAGAAGAAGCGCTTGAGCGACAATGTTCAGGCGGTTTTGCAGGCATTGACGCAAATGAAGTCGTCAATTGAAGGTAAGTACGACGATATCGCAGTCGCTCTCGAGAATCGCATCGCAAACATCCGTGATGGTGTCGATGGCCGCGATGGTGTCGACGGTCGGCCTGGTCGTGATGGCCGTGATGGCAAAGACGGCGCGCCAGGACGTGCTGGCCGCGACGGTGCGGCGGGTCGAGACGGTATCGACGGTCAAGATGGCGTGTCGGTCATCAATGCGTACCTTGATTTCGACAACAGCTTGGTGATTGAGCTGTCGAATGGTCGCCAAGTGAACGTCGGCGAGATTCTGCCGCCAGACATTTCCGATCGCTTGAAGGTCATCATCAATCAAGGTGCCAGCGGTGGCGGTGGCGGCGGGGCATCACTGCCCGATCAGACGGGCAACTCGGGTAAATTCTTAACGACAGACGGCACGAACGCGTCGTGGGGTACGCCTGCGGGTTCAGGCGACGTCGTTGGTCCTGCTTCAGCAACAGACAATGCACTCGCTCGGTTTGATACGACGACTGGCAAGCTGATTCAAAACTCAGTCGTCACGGTGTCGGACACTGGTGCGGTTGCTGGCGTGACATCACTAGCTACTGCGAGTTATGTTGACTTCAATACGTCACCAACGGTCACTAATGCTGCTGGACGGCTGTACTGGGACAGCACACAGAAGACGTTGAGTGTTGGTTTGACGACCAACATCGCGGCTGATATTGGTCAGACCCTCTACGCTTACGTAACAAACGCTGAAGCGTCGACGATCAGCAAGGGTCAGCCGGTCTACATGTTCGCGGCGTCAGGGGATCGTGTATCGGTCAAGCTTGCCTACAACACGGGCGACGCAACCTCTGCTAAGACGTTGGGTGTTTGCGCGGAAGATATCGCAGCCGGTCAAGCAGGCATGGTCTTGTGCCAAGGCGTGCAAGACGGATTGGATTTGAGCGCGTATAGCCCTGGCGACACGCTGTATCTGGGCGCAACTGCCGGCACACTGACTAGCACCAAGCCGTATGCGCCTAATCACCTTGTCTACATCGGTGTAGTCGAGCGCGCTAATGCGGGTAATGGTCGTCTGTACGTGCGCGTGCAGAACGGCTATGAGCTTGATGAGCTGCATAACGTCTCAGCGCAGAGCCCGTCGAACGGTCAGGTGTTGATCTATAACGCAACGACCAGTCTGTGGGAGAAGAATACACTCACCGCAGGCAGCGGGATCACGGTAACTAATGGCGCTGGGTCGATTACGATTGCATCGTCTGGCGGTGGTGGTACCGGTGATGTTGTTGGGCCTGCGTCGTCGACCGACAATGCGGTGGCCAGGTTCGATGGCACGACGGGCAAGCTAGTACAGAACTCATCGTTTGTCGTTAACGACAGCGGCGAAGTGACGACAGGTGTCTGGAAAGGCACCGAGGTCACTGTGCCTTACGGTGGCACGGGTGTGTCGACCTTGACTGGCATTGTTAAGGGTAACGGCCAGAGCGCGTTCTCTGCTGCTACTGCTGGCACCGACTATCTGGCGCCACCTTCAGGCACCGCGATTCTGAAAGCAAACAGCGGCGGCGCACTTGCTAACGCCACTGCGGGTACCGACTATCTTGCTCCGCCGTCTGGTACAGCGATTCTGAAAGCCAATAGTGGTGGCGCGCTGGCGAATGCCACTGCTGGTACTGACTATGTTGCTCCAGGCACTGCGACAACCTTTACCGCAGATCAGACATTTAACTCGACTCGATTAAAGCTGGCGGGTTCGACATCAGGGACGGCAACACTAAACGCGCCTGCCGCCGCTGCAACGAACACTTATACGTTACCGCCGGATGCCTCAACACTCGGGTATTTAAACATTCCTCAGTCTGGGTCAGCCAAAACCACATCCTACACGCTGACTACTGCTGATATCGGTGAGTTTATTAACGTCGGTTCCGGCGGGTCCGTCACAATTCCCGATGCGACGTTTGCTACAGGCGACGTTGTTTCTGTGTTCAACAACACGACGGGCAGCGTTACGATCACTTGCACGATTACGACGGCGTACATTGCTGGCACAGACTCTGATAAGGCGAGTGTCACCTTGGCTACTCGAGGCGTGGCAACGATCCTATTTATCAGCAGCACTGTCTGCGTCATTTCAGGAAACGTAACATGAGTGGCATTATGGCGATGCTGCTTGGCCGTGTTGTTAGCGGCGGCGGTGCTGTAACCATCATCGAAACCTTCACGGCCAGCGGATCGTGGACGTGTCCTACCGGCGTAACGCAGGTCGACTACCTTGTCGTGGCTGGCGGCGGGGGCGGCGCGCCTAATAGCAGCAATACCCGATCAGGTGGCGGCGGTGGTGCTGGTGGGTTTAGAACTGGAACCGGGCTATCTGTCACGGCTGGCACAACCTACACAGTCACCGTCGGCGCTGCGGGCGCGGGGCAGACTGCTGGCACGACTACCGCTGGAGGAAGTGGCGGCAATAGTGTGTTTTCAACCATCACATCGGCCGGCGGCGGGGGCGGCGGGTCAGCAACAGGCAACGGTGTTGCTGGCGGCAGCGGCGGCGGAGGTGCTGGAGGATCAGGCGCTTTTGGAACAGGCGGCGCGGGCAACACGCCCAGTACAACACCAAGCCAAGGAAGCAACGGCGGGTCAGGCTCGGATGCGGGCGGCGACGGAAAAGGTGGTGGCGGTGGCGGGGCGTCTGCTGTAGGCAGCGCTGCTGCTGGTGATAACGGCGGCAACGGCGGAGCAGGTACAGCATCAAGCATTTCGGGTTCGTCGGTAACCTACGCAGGTGGCGGTGGCGGCGGTAGTTCTGATGGAACTGCTGGTTCAGCAGGCGGAACAGGTGGCGCGGGCGGCGGCGGCAACGGCGGCGATCGAAGGTCTGGCACAGCGCCTACGGCTGGCACAACCAACAGAGGCGGCGGCGGTGGGGGTTCAGGTGGGGCCAGTCAAAATAGCGCTGCTGGCGGCTCCGGCATCGTCATTATTTCGTATCAAACGCCAGCAAGCAGAATTCTTAGCTTTACCGCTTCATCTCAATGGACTTGCCCAACAGGTGTAACCAGCGTTGATTATCTGGTTGTCGCTGGTGGTGGCGGCGGCGGCGCAGGCGCTGGCGGAGGCGGCGGGGCGGGGGGTTTCCGCACTGGTACGGGGCTATCCGTAACTGCCGGGACAGCCTACACAATTACCGTCGGCGCGGGGGGCGGGCAAGCCACTAAAGGAAGCGACTCTATATTTTCTTCCATAACATCAACTGGTGGAGGGATAGGGGGTGATTACAGCACTTCCACAGTAGGCACCGGGGGCTCCGGCGGCGGCGGGTATTATCTATCAACACCCGGCGGTGCAGGAAACACACCAAGTACAAGCCCCTCTCAAGGCAACAATGGTGGTAACGCGGTTAACGCGCCGTATTACGGCGGCGGGGGCGGCGGCGGAGCGAGCGCAGTTGGGGCTAACGCCACTAATTCCCCGGCTCCCGGAAAATCTGGCGACGGCGGCGCAGGAACTGCATCAAGTATTTCAGGATCGTCAGTTACTTATGCTGGTGGTGGCGGAGGGTCTGGTACAAGCCAAGGTTCGGTAGCCGGCACAGGCGGGGCTGGCGGCGGAGGTAATGGCGGGTCTGGGGGCAGCCCTTCTGGAAATGGAAGCCCAGGAACAGCAAATACTGGTGGCGGGGGAGGAGGAACGCACGGCAGCGCAGCCGGTTCTGGCGGCTCCGGCATCGTAATTATTAAACTCAACTAATGACTATGAAAAAAATCTACCGCTTCTACGGCATTGACGTTGCAATGCAAATGCTTCGTCCGGGTGCTAAATGGGAGATCAGCAACAACGTCTTCACCCGTTGGGATGACCCTCGTCCTTGCCCAAGCATGGAAGAAGTGTATTGGGTGATGGACAAGATCAAAGAGTTTGAGGAAAGCATCCCGACAATTTGGCTACCTGAACAGCTAGAGCAGCAGAAGCAAGAGGAAGAAGAACTAGAAAAGGCACTCGCATGAATATGCACAACCTGTTTCCTACGCCAATCGGTATG